AAGTGCAGCAATCTGCCATGGAAACAGCTCAACACCCATAACATCACGCGACCACGCAGCAACCTGAGAGCCAAAGGATTTTCCCCCCACCACAGCCGTAGCTAGTCGCGGATGCTCACGGCCCATAGGTGCCGGTTCGGGCTGGTCAGGGCTGATCGCAGCCGGTTCGGGCTGGTTCGCAAAAGATTGAGAATCTAGTGGGGTCGGGGTGATTTGTTTTTCTGTAAAAAACGCTTTATTTCGTGCTATTTGTTTTTTGTGTGCTTGTTTGGCTTGGTAGGTGCTTCCGCGTCTGCTGTTGCAGGGTTGGCAGGCTGGGACGAGGTTGTCCATGTCTGATGTGCCGCCTGCGTGTATTTCGATGAGGTGGTCGGCGGTTGTGGCTGGTTGGCCGCACCAGTGGCAGGCGGGTTTGGATGCCAGTAGGGCTTTGCGGTTGTTTCGGTATTTTGGTGTGTCGTATTCGCGTGTCATGTCGGGTGTTCCTTTGTTGCGTGGCCGCCCCTACTGGCGCGCGCCCCCCAGGGCGCTTGCCGTCATGCTAGTTGCAGACTCTTGCGTATGTCCCCCCTCGCGCTTTCGGTTTGTCTCCGTGGTGGCCAGATGTTCGTCATTGTGGACAGTCACCATTCGTGTTTGTGTCGTTCATACGCCGCACCCCCGCCTTTTGGGCATGGGGCTCTACCCACGTTCCCGTGTGTTACCAATCCCCTGCGAATAGGGCTAGGTCTGTGCGTGTGTTTAGTTGTCGTTGATGATGAGCAGCACCAGGCCAAGGATGATTAGCACAAGGGTGGTCATCACAATCATGGTCGTGTGCCTGCTAGGCGTTGGGCTATGGCGTCAATGTCGTTAGGGAACCAGACGTATAGTTCAGCGCCATTTAGTTTCAGGGCGCTTGTCCAATGCTTTTGCAGGTCGGTCAGCTTGCCTCGGTCTGCTTTCAGCTCGGCGTAGATGATGCCGCGGCCACCAGGGTGCGCGAACACTAGGTCTGGAAACCCTGCGTCGCCTTGCACAGCGGTGAGCCATCTGCCGTCTTGGGTTTGCATTTTGCGTGGGTGGAACACCAGCCAGCCGTTTAGTTTGGCTAGTTGTATGACTTGGGCTTGGAATAGGCGCTCGCTGGTATGCACCTTATTGGCCGGTTTTTTAGCGGTGGTCATGGTAGGTGCCTGCGTTCCCTGTTCACGGTTGCGATGATGCGATCAGCAATTTGTACCGCCTCGAGAACGTCTAACGCCTGGTCGCGTATCGCTCGAGCATCGTCAAGCACTAGGTCAAGCAGCCGTTTGTAGGTTTTGCAGCTTGTCCGGTAGTCCTCGGCGCGTTCCCATTCGTTACGGGCCTCAACACGCAGGCTGTCAATAAGTGACTGGTGCATGCACATAAGTGGGTCAGTCATCGGCGGCCTCGAGCTGGTCTAGGTAATCCAAGACGGCTAATGGGCCGTCAAAGTGTTTGGCGCCGGTGTCGTTTATGTATTGGGTTAGGCGTAACGCGACATGTACCCAGTTGACAGGTTGGTCGTTTCTCATGACGCACGCTTTACACGTTCGCGGATGATTTGCCGCCATGCGTGGCGTTCACCGGCTTTGTATCCGTTGCCATAGCCGATTTCTTTGCCAAAGTAGTAGGCGAGAACGTACACAGCGACAATGACAGCGATGGCTAGGTATTGGTTAACGGTAATCATGCTTTATCTTCCTGTCCCATTAGTTCGTCAATCATTCGGCTGGCTTCCTGCTTGGTCATGTTGTCCAACATTGCGTCGCTGGCTGTGCCGTGGCCTTTTTGCCGGTACAGGGCGCGCAGCATGGCTTTCTGCTTGGGGCTTGCGCCGCCTGTGTCGGGCATTGGGTTGCCTTGTGGGCTGACGGTTTCGCCGCGTCGCTCAACCTTGCTCATTTCTTCTCGAGATGGTCGCGGGCCAGAGGTGCCAATAGGGCTGTTCGAGATCATGCGCCCGATGGCGCTGGTTTCGCAGTTTTCCACAAATGACGTTTTGTTCACGGGGCTGCTGCCTAGCACCTCTTCGGCGTAGCCGGTGGCAATTGGTTGCTTGGCGTTGGCGTCTGCGTAGCCCATGGCACGAAATACAACGGTTTTGGCGTCGTAATGCACCATTGTGGTTTCTATGCAGCCGTCAGGGTATTTAGCCCACCAGCGCACTAGGCGATCAGCGACGGTTTCGTAGTCTGCGGGCAAATAGCTCATGGCTTCGACCTCGCATAGGTCAGCTCGAGATTTAGTCGTTGGATTTCGGCAGTGGCGTTGTCCACGGTAATTTGTGCGCGGTTTAGTTGCTCGGTTGCTTTGTCGAGCAGCCCCAAAATGTGTGGCACTTCGGTCAGGTACGCCGCAGATTGGTGTAGTACGTCACGGACGTATTCGCCCATGTCGTTGTCTTGCGCGATAACCGCAAGCACGGTTGCGCATTGTTCTGGGGTCATTGTCGGGTGCCTTTCTGTTGTCGGGTTTTGGCAAAGTAACACATCACGGCTTAAATTGTGCGCAATCCCTGTGCCACCGTTTGACCACAGGCGTGTGGTTAGCGCATAGCAGCCGGTGAGCTTCGCCGCCTTTACGCAAGCAGCCCCAGCCCCACGGGCCGACAGCCCAGACAAACCGTTTCTGTTTGACGTTGTAATGCCCATACCAGGCGACACGTTCGGCAACTTCCATCGTGCGCAACCATGATTGAGTGTCAGCTCGAGTGCCGCCCCAATTGTTAAACGTGCCTTTGGCCATGCCTAGGGCGCTGATGTAGCTGCGGGTGTTGTGGGCAAGGTTGCTTCCGGTTTCGCATTGAGCTAACGCCGCCCACATTTTCGCTGTGACAATGCCAGCAGGATTGGTCGGTGCGTCTTTGGGGATTGGGGCCAGCGCCAGAATTAGCGCCGCCACCAGGCCGACTATTGCGCCCCCTTGGCCGCGTGTTGCATCGCGTGGTAGCGCAACCAGCCCAGGCGGGTGATTTTGCACACCATGACGTCCTCGCCAAGGCTCGAGCGCCCTGTACCGCACCGTTCGATTAGCTCGAGGGCGCGTAGTTCGCTGCACCGTTTCCACCAGCATGACCGCATAGACAGACCGGCGTGTTGTGCCGCCATTTCGTCTGTAAGGCCGTCTGAGGCGCTTGGGTGGGCGTAGGTGTTCAGTAGTCGCCCTAGTTGGCTTTGGGCGCGTACACGGGCGTGTGACGCCGCTAGGTGGCTTGTGTGTGGGTCTGATGCTCTGGCCGCGGGCGGTAGGGCGTCAAATAGGGTGGGCTGGCTCATGGGGCTGCCTTTCTGTTGTCGGGTGATAACACCCTAACCAGATTTCAGCCGCCTGTGATGGCTTTTGTCCACCGTTCAGTCACGGCGTCGGGATGGTCAGCCGCATACGGGGTCACTTCGACATGGATGAGGCGCATGCCGACAGGCTCGATGGTGCGTTTGCGGTACACATCCCACGCCTGACGGTCACAACGCCAGCCCCTGCCGTAGCGGCCTGTGGCGTAGTCGGCAATGTATTCCAGGCCCAGCCAGTCGTTTTCGACCACGAAGTCAATCATGCTCATGGCTTGGGCGCGGCTGTTGGCTTCGCCGTCGTAGGTCAGGTCAAACGCTCGCCATGAGCTGTGAACGCTGATGTCGCCAGGCTTGCCACGTTTGTCGCGTAGCGCATAAATGCCAGCAAGCTGCAGGACGCCGCCGGTGAAATAGATCATGTTGTTGGCGAATACTCGAGCGCCGCCACGTTCGGGGCTGCGTGGTTGTGGGCAGTCTTTGGTGCCTGTGTATGGCCTTTTCGCGCCCATTAGTTGCTTGGGCGCAAGATGCGTAGGTCTTCTGTGCCGGTTGCCACGATGGCGTACACGGTTTCGTTGGCTGGCACGAACAATTCCTGTGGCACCGCGTTTTTTTGGGTTGCGCAACCGTTGGCGCTGGTGACGTCTGCGCCGCCTAGGTACACGGTGCCGTTGCCGGTCACATGGAAATAAACACTGCGATTGGACTCGTCGGCTGGCACAACGATTTGGGCGGTGGTGGTGACGGTGTAGCTGCTGCTAATCATGGTTGGCCTTTCGTGCCGATGATGGGGGTTACTTGGTCGCCGCGTCGTGCTGCAATGCCGTTGCCTACGGCGTAGCCGACAATCATGGTGAATACGGGCATGCCGGTTTGGTTGTCTATTGCGCCGATAGCCATAAGGCCGCTGATGAGGATAAGCGCAACTAGGGCAATAAGGGCTTTAGATGGGTTAGCGATGCTCATTTGCGACGGCCATAAACGCTAATTGTGCCACCTGTCATTGTTCCGCTATTGGGCAAAAGTTGGAATCCGTCATAAGAGGTATTGTTATTTACAACGAAACTTCCAAAACGCCAGTAATTATTATCGACAGCCGAAAAGGTTAAAAGAGTTTGCGTAGATAAAAAAGGTTGTTGTATTTCGCACGTTGATGCATTTTTAAAAACGCTTGTCATACAACCGACTTCGCCAAAAGAACTGTTTACTTGATTCGCATTGGTCAAAGCGCCTGCACCGGCATTAACAACGTACAAAGTATTGCCGTAAAAGCCATTGATTGTAGGAGTTGTGCCGACCAACATTTTAATTAGCATTGCATTGCCAGTAACGCTTGCTGTGATGTTGGAATAAGAAATTACATAATTGTCATAATCTGCGTTAAAACAACTTGTGACATTAACAGTAGAAACAGCCGTTCCGACTGTCACCGTTTTGACCAGCCACAGCCCTACGGCGTTCATCTGTGACGCGGTAAGAACCGCGCCTGCGCTAAATACTGGTGGCGTAGCCATACTGTCTCCTAACCAATCCCTAGTGTATTCGTGTCCAAAATGCCGAACTCGCTACTTGTCAAAATAAGAGGCTGGCTAACTGCCGGACTGAAATAAAACGTATAGCGGCCCTGCTCAAGGTCTTGGCTGACCTGATACCCCTCGATGACCATGTTGTAAACCGTGCCGCGGAAGTTGATAATGCATTGAGTTCCTACCAGGTTGTAATCGTTCACCTGCCTAGCCATGTCAAATGTGCCGACAATGGCCGTGGTAGTTGACAAGCGGAATGGCCGCAACGTGGACTGGCTCAAAATGGCGGCGGTCACGTCAGCCGTCTGTTGAGCGTCAGCCAAATTCTCAAGGATGCTGGTGGTGCTGTAAGACGCGAACGGTTGAGCGCCTGTGCTCGAGACGGCTTGGCTGGCGTTGCTGTTGTAACCCACACGAATTTCTGTGTAACTGTTGTCGTCGCTGGCAAGAAATTCGATTTGGTCGTAAAAATAACTATCTGCGGCGCTTGACTGGCTGCCAAAGTCGGTGAAATTGACGTACCTTTCGTCTAGCCGTTCGCCATTGGCCCACAATGACGGCGCGTTGCCAAAACCGCGGTCAGTGATGTGACCGACAACCGACACAGCTTGGGTGTTTAGGTAGTCCAACACGATGCCGCTAAATGTTTCGTTTTGGCTAACGAATGTGTCAAATGCCGTGCCGTAATAACTAGGGCTTGTTAGTGCGTCAACGCCGTCATAGAACACGTCGGTGCCTGCGGTAATGAGATCCATTGCGGTGGTGATGTTGACGTTTGTGGCGTAGCCGCGTCCGCACCAATACAGGGCTGTGCTTTCTGCTGCGATGGTGATGCGGTCAGCTGGTGCGGCGCCGGTTCCGCTGTTGTATGGGATGCCGTAGTCACGGCGCACATCGGTGATGATGCCGTTAAATAATTCGTTAGTGCCGTTTATTTGCAGGTAGTAGCCGCGAGGTGGGATGGCAGGGCCACCGCTGGCTGGTGCCAATAGCTCAATAGTGCAGGTATCAGGGGTAAAACGGTCAGTCAGTCGTTGGCGCCCAATGCGCACATTGGCGTTGATGACATAGGACGTCAGGTCAACCCAAGTAGCGGCGTCGTCGCTGACTTCGACCGTGAATTGGCCGGTGTAGGTCATGGCGCTGTCGTGCGGATAGGAATGTTGCCGTAACGGTTCATGTAACGGCGCAACGCCTGCACAACCGCCTCAGGGTCGCCACCGTTGACGTTGATAGTGACATTGCCCATGCCGCCCATGCGATCAAGCGGCACCACAGCTTCCGGCCCTGCTTCGCCAATAAGCGCCAACGTGGGGCCAGTAACCATGCCGCCGTCAGCCATTTTGGGAATGTTTAGGCCGCCACCAGGCTTGCCCGCTTTGCTCGAGCTGCCAAAGAAGTTTTTAATTGCTGGCCCAAGGCCGCCAGGGATAAGCAAGCCTGCACCGACGTTAGCAATACCGGTCAAGAATTTGAGTGCGCCTTCGGCTTTTTGGAACGCGGTGCCAAGACGGTCAAAGGCCAGCGCCAACGCCACAATGCCAGCCGCGGCCAGCACATAAGGGTTGACAGCCATGGCAGCGTTGAGCGCAATTGTCGCGGCTGTGATACCACCGATACCGAGCGCCACATTTTTGAGCAGCGCGGGGTTTTCCATTGCCCAATTAGCAAACGCTTGCAGCTGCGGTAGCGCCGCCTCGAGCACCGGCAGAAACGCGGCGCCTAGGCTTTCTTTGGCTTCGCCAATGCTGATTGACAAGCGACGCATGCCACCGGCTGCGGTGTTGGCTGCTGTGTCGGCTGCGCCCTTAAAGTTGCCCTCAAGGATGCGCAACACGTCGCTGAAATCGCCGCCGTCTTTGATAAGCGTTTTAAGTTCCGGCGACAACGCGCCCAACGGCTTTAGGTTGCCTGCAAAACCTTTGGCCAATGCTTCGCTGACACTTGTTAGGTCTTTGCCGGTTGCCGCTGATACGTCAAGCGCAATGGCCAGCAAGTCTTGTGCCTCGTTTACTTCGCCGGTGGCTGTCACAATGCGCGCCAACGCGGGGCGCAGCTCATCGTCTGTCACGGCGGCTGCCATTGACGTTTTGCTGATAAACCGTTCGGTTGCGGCAATGGTGGCGTCGCTGGCTAACGCTGATGCGCGCAACTGCCGAGCCAACAGGGCTTGCGCTTCGGCGTCGTCGGTGGCGGCTTTAATGCTGTCGCCAATAACGGCGGTTAAACCAGCCAAGGCGGCGGCAGCCGGAATGGCAGCCTTTTTGAGCGCAAATTGGGCTTTCTGGCCGGTGGTCTCAAGCTGCTTAAATTGCTTGACGGCTTTCTGAACGCCAGCGCCGTCAAACTCGCTAATGATGGGAATGGAAATAGCCACTAGCGGCCTAACTCTTTCTGCACTTGGCGCGACGCCTCGAGCACAGTCTTGCGCATTTCGTCGGTGACGCGCTCGGCATTGCGCTCATAAGCAGGCCACAAGACACGTTGCGCGCGCCCAAAACGCGCCTCGAGATTGCGAATGAACGCGGCGCCCTTTGGGTTGCTGGCCTGTTTGCCTGCAAGCTCGTAAATGTTGGCGGCGGGGTCGGTTTGCCTAATTTTGATGGCCGCAACAGCACGTTTGCCGGTGTCAATTTTGACGGACACGCCACGGCGCGCAGCTGCTTGTGACCACGGAAATAGTGATCGGGTGCCTTGCGCCCATGTGCGGGTCATGCCGGATAGCGGCATTTGCGGGTAGTTGCCTCGAGCTGTGTCAATGACGGGGGCGGCAATGGCTTTGACGTCACGGTTAAATTGTTTGCGTAGTTCGGGGTCAATTTTGCGCAGGCCTTTGATGGCTTCCTTAACGCCTACAACCTCAACACCTGTTTTGACTGTCATAGACGCCGCCGTTGCTCTTTGACGACGACAGCCACCGTGGCTAGATCGTCAGTAGTGAATTCTACATTTGGCGGCCACCAGCCGGTGACTACTAGCAGCTCGGCTAGTTGTCGTCGGTAGGTGCCGCTTCGGTAGGGTTTTCGGCCTCTTGGTTGATGACGTCAACGCTGTTGACACGTTTGATGAAATCGTCAAACGCGGCTGGCACAACAATGTTGTGTGCTTTACATGCCTCGAAACCTAGAAATAGCAAGTCCTCAACGCCTATGCCTTGAGCTAGGTCGCTGGCTTTGCGCCTGAATTTGCGTTCCCATTGGGTTATGACCCACAGGTTGGTGCTGACCTCGTGGCGGCCATGGTCGCCCATGTCAAGCGCAATGGTGATTTTCATGCCGGGACTTCCTTTGTGGCTGTTGGCTTAAACGGTTGTGTCAACGCTATAAACGCCACCGACAAACGTGACGTCAACGGTGGACAACTCGCCCATGCTGGCGTTGATAACCGGCAATTCAGACAGAAACGCGCCGGTCAAGATGAAACCAGGGTTGGTTGCTGAGTCCGGTGGGGCTGCTGGCTGTACGCGCACCGTGGTGGTGGTGCCAACAAGGCTTGACAGCGTTGCGTAGGTTTCAGTTGCTGCGTAGCTCATGTATAGCGACAATGTGACCTCATGGTTGCCAAGGCCCGCAACGTACTTGCGCGCGGTGTCACCAAACGCGGTGCTCTCAAGCTGGTCAAAACGGTGCGTAAATGTGGCGGCGGTGCATTGGTCGGACAGATCGACGCTGTTGACCGTGACGACTGGGTTGGAAAGGTAGGTGCTGGTTGCCATGGTTAGTCCTTTTCGCTCTTGACTACTTTAGCCTTTTTTGGTTTGGGTGTGTCGGGTGTTTGGTTATTGTCAACAGCCTCAATAAAACCGTGCGCTAACAGGATGCCGACGTTGATTTGCACGGGTGGTTCCCACAGCTCGCCAGGGGTGCCGACGCGGGGGCTGATGATGCGGTATTTCATGCTGTTTGTGCCTGCATTGAGATAGTTAGGTCGTAACTAGGGTAGTCCTGCCCGCCGATGCTGGTGACGGATGGTTGCCCAGATTTTACAGCGACGTTTTTGGCCAACACTTTTGACGCTATTTGCAGAATGTCGCGCAACGCGTCAAGGTTGCCTGGGCCGCTGCCAATGATTTTGACGGGGAAGTCCATGCGCACAATGTTGTAGTTCCACGCCTCAAATGATGGGGCGTCAATGAACACGCAGCTTGTGGTGATGTGGCGGGGGTCGGTGGCGACAGGCAGGCCGCTGATGGTGGCCAGCGTGGTGCGCAGGTCGTCAATGGCTTCGTTAAATAGGTCGTTATACGGCAACGGCATGTCAGGCCACTTGGGGGCGGTTGATGCCTAGCAGTTGCATGACCATAGGGGAGAGTCCGGTGCTAGGCGGTGCGCCCATACCGTCAAAGGATGCCAGCGTTGTAAAGCTGCCTTGCTGACGGAAGTATGCCGCGCCGATCATGATGGTGCCTAGTTTGACGTCGCCACCAGGCACCACGGTTAGCTCGTCGGTTAGGTAACCGGCCTCGAGCCTGCGCCTGTACGCAAAATTGTTGGCCGCTGATGCGCATTGGGTGAGCAGGGTGGCGGCACCGGCGCTGGTCAATGGAATTTGCAGGTAGTTGGAAATGTCGGTGCCGGTTATCCATGTGCAGACTGGGTTCCACTCGAGCGTGCCGTAGGGGTCAACCGCGCCGTAGGTGACGTCTGTGCCAGGGTTTTGGTACATGACCTGGTTGGCCACGGGTGTTGACGAGTCGAACAGCCATTGGCCATCATTGGCAACGCCTATGAATTGGTATTGCGGAAACGCAACAACGATTGTGCCGCTGTCGTTAAAACCGTTGCCTACGCCAGCAATTTCGACTTCTTGCTCTACAGCGGCGTCGATGTTGGTTAGTAGTTGCACGACTGCGTAGTCATCTAGGCGCATGGCCCTGATGACGTACGCAATCTCGCTCATGTTAGAACCTCGAACCGGCTAGGCCGGTCAGGCAACGACAATGTACTTAACCTGATCGCTGTCTGCGATAAAGGTCGCTACATACCCGTAATAGCTGAAGGTCCTGCCTAAAGTCGAGGGCACTTCCACGGACATCACGCCTTTGACCTGCTCGTAAAACTCGATTGCTGCGCCGCGCGCGACGTACAGCGTGCCTGACGCAAAGTTGCGGTCAGCGACAAGGTTAAGGCCAAACGGGTTGAACGTGTTAGCCACGGTGATGTTGGCCTGGCCGATGCCGTTGACGCCCATGAGGCCCGCTGCGCCTGCATACGGAAAGATGGGGCGCTTGTCTGCGTCAAGCTGTGAACCGAGCTTCTGCCATACGTCAGGGCTGACGAACAGATGGTCAGGCAAGAAGTTGGTTGCGGTCAAGATGTCGGTTGCGGCGTCGTACAGCGCCGAAATAAGCGATGACGGATCGTTGGCGGTAACTGTCCATGTGCCACCGGATGCTGATGCACCGGTAGTAATGGCGTCAGCTGCCACGTTGTCCGATGCAAACATGTACTGGCCAACCAAGTCGCGCATAATGATTTCCATTGCGCCTGGGCTGGTGAAGTCAATGTCCTGCACCGACAAAGTGACCTGACCTGAAAGCGTGGTTTTCGTGACGACGTTGCTGGCGATGACTGGCGTGGTGGCCGATACTGGGTTTAGTTCCGGTGACTGTGCGGCGACTGACGGGTGCGTCGTCCACGTTGGGCGAATAAATGTCTTGGATTGTCCGCCGTCTGGCATTGCTCGAGCGCCAACAGCCGCGACGACTGGGCGGATGTAGTTAAGGTCTTGGAACACGGGGCCAAGCACCGGCACCGGCAAAAGGCCAGGCGTGTCAGTGGTAAGGGTGTCACCAGCTGCGGCCTGCAACGCAGTTTGACGTGCCTTTGCAGCCTCAATAAACGCGTCATTGACTTTGCGGTAGGTGTCGCCGCCAATGTGGTACGCGGCAAGGTATTCGCCAGCGGTGGGCATACCAAAATTGCGACGCGCTTGCGCGGGGATTGGTGCGGTTGGTGTTGCCGCTTCGATCTCTACTGACTTTTCTGCTTCCACGACACTTGTCTCCTGTGTGCTTGACGCGGATGGGTTGGTGTCGGGAGTTGTTGCCGCTGACGCGGCGACATCGGTGATAGTAGCACCAGCAAAGGCTGGTACGGGGACTAATGACAATTCTATCCATTCGCCTGCCGTGACGATCATGGTGCCGTCGTCGGTCATGTCGTATTCGGTGGGGTTGACGCCGACGCTGACCGAGTCAATGACGCCGTCTTTCGCCAGCTCGAGCGCGTCGTTACCGGCGGCGGTTTTGGATACTTTGGCGGTGAACAGCATGCCGTCGGCGGTGTCAACTCGTTCGGTGACAAGGCCGACAGGTTGGCTGGCGTCGTGGTACATAAACAGCTTGGGGGCTTTGCCGTCAACAGGCAGGCTGCCCTGCTTAAACATGACGCGGGTGCCGTCTGTGACGGTGGCTGTGACGTTGTATGGCACCGCGATGCCGGTGATGGTACGGGTCGCTGCAGCACCAGCCGCGTCAAGGGTGACCTGGTTGCCGGAAAACGTGACCCATTTAAGTGCTGACGCTAGGCGCACGACGTTCGCGCTGGCTTTTTCTTCTTCGTCGTCTTCCATGTAGCCAGCCTCGGTGTCGTCTTCGACGCTTTCTTCAATTTCGTCAAGGTTGCCGCCTGGCTCGATGCCTTCTTCTTCGCTGACCGCGACCATTTGGTCAATGGCGTCCTGCTTTAACAGATGGCAGCCGACGACGTTGGTCTGGCCCTCGTACACGGTGACAACAGCCCAACCGGCGCATTCTTCTGACTCTTTGGTGATGAAATACGGCATCGCTATGCCCTTTCTTCTTGTGTGTTTTCGTCAATTGTTACTTGCTCGCGCGTCATGTTGGCGTCGTCAATTTCGCCAAGGTACTCATCGGTGTTGAATTCCACGTACGTGCCATTGGGCAGGATGCTGTTAGCCGACAGGGTGCTGGTAATGCATTCGGCGTAGGTCTTGGTGCCGTATAGCCACAAATCCCAACGCGACTCGCGGCTGTTGGTGTAGGCGTATGACCCTGTGGGAACGCCCAACAGGTACGGTGGAATGTTGCAGATTTGTGCCATTTGCAGCGCGCTAAATTGCGCTGACTCAATTAGCAACATTTTGTCGGGCGTTGCCGTTGTCGCTTCGTAGCTTAAAAACTCATTGAGCGCGGCGGTCTGGTTGGTTTGGCGTGCGCTGTTAAACGCGGCAGCCAGGTCGGCTAGCTCTTGTGCGCTTAACGGTTCGCCGCCGGTCTGCTTAAGAATGCCTGACGGAATGGCGGTGTTGGCGTTGCGGTAACGCGCGTCTTCAATTTTGAGCGCGGTCAGAATGGCTTGCTCGCTTGAGTAGATGACGCCTTGCACGGGGCTAATGAATTGCACCAACAATGACGGGTCAATTTCGCCGCCTTGGAAATACACAGCGTTAGACGGCGCAAACCAAACAGGCCCAACCTGATCGTCTGTGGTGATACTGCCCGCCGGAAGACGGGTGTAGGCGGCAGGGTAGCCGTCTTGTGTGCGTGCGGTGATGTACCAAAACGCGCGACCAAAGAAGAACAGGTCGTCAAACGTCCATGCCATAAGTGTTTCGTATGGGATAGCGGGGTCAGGTCGGCGCAACCACGAACGCGGCGCCAAATCTTCGTACACCATTTCGCGGTCTGTTTCGTTCCACCGTTCGCGGTACATCTTCAGCGGCATTGCGCTGATGACGCTGGCGTGCAGGTCACGCGCTCGAGAAATAGCAGGTATCTGCATGGCGCGGTTGCGCGCTTCGCCCTCTTGGTAGCTGTAATACTGCCCAACCATGTTGAGGCCGGTGTTGTTGCCGTTAAACATGTTGACGCCTGCAGCTGCGGCTTTTTGCACAGGGGCGGCAATAGGGCTGATCTGTGCTTTATTCTCGCGTCGTGTGAAGATGCCCATGTTGTCCTCGATCTGTGGCGCGCCGCCCGTCGTCCCGACAACAGCCAGACGACGCGCCTACTAAACCAGCCTAGGTCATCGGACGATGGCCATGCTTGGGCGTTGCTTAGAAACCGGCTTTGATACCAGGCTAATTGCCCACACCGCGCACCGCGCAATCTCGATTGGGCCTGGCGATTTTTGTGACGACAGCACAGCGCCTTGGGCGGTCTTGACAAGTACCGCGCGCGTAATGTGCTCGGCCAATAGGCGGTGGCCGGTGTGAATGACGCGATCTTCTTGCACCATGCCGCGCACCAGCGCCGTGTAGCGCAGCAGCTCACCGTAGCCCACCGTGGTGAAACGCCGGTTTAGCTCAATGGGTAGATGCAGCTCGAGCGTTGGCGTGATTGCCAGCGTGACGGTTTTGTCAGCCATGACGCAAGCGATGTGCGCCCACATGTCGTCTTCGGTGTCGGTCACAAACTCGACGTCAACCATGACGCGCCCATCCACCGCGACGGCACGCACCCCAACGTAACGGGCGTCGTCAATGCTGCTGTCCACAGCCAAGATGCCGCCTGTGGGCATGTCCATGTTGGTGCGGTGCTTTTCCCATTCGCCTGCGTCAAGCCACGCACCGCGGGCGGTAATCCATTGGTTTAGGTGCGCCCTGGCAAATGACTCGTTTCCCATGGCGGCGCGTAAGGCTTTGGTCGTGATTGTGTAGCCAAGGCTCGGGTTGGGGTATCCCCAATACTGCTCATCCCCTGCTGGCACGCCAGGCGGTAGCGACCACTCGGCAAAATACAGGTCAGATTGCTCGCCGCGCTCAATTTCGGCTAGGGCGCGTTCGCGCATGTGAATCATGGCGTCACTTGTCGCATCGCCAGCCGTTGACCAGCAGCTCATCAGCGGGTTGGGTTTAGCAATCATGGATGGCCGCAACGCCTCGTCAAGTACCGCCGCCGCAATGTTCCACAGCTCGTCAACCACAATCAGGTCGTAGCTGCCGCCATGCAGGCGTGTCGTCGCTGCACGCACATCCCACCTCGAGCCGTTGCGCATAGTCACAGATTTGCGGCCAATGGCCTGCAGCTGCTTCGCCCCAAACTTGTCGCACAGAATGTGAGCCAACGCCCCGTGGATGGCTTCGGCTCGATCAAGTTGGTTAGCCGTTGACAACACCGTTATAGGGCGCCCTATCTGCTCGGCCCATTCAGTCAATGCCCACCCAATAAGCGCCTGCAGGGCAACGCTTTTGCCGTTCTGTCTA